CATCGCACAGGATTCCGCTGCCATGCATGGTGATGGCGTTCATGAGCATCGGGAGGGAGAAGTTCTCCGAGAATTTTTCTGCTGTGGTCTTCATGGTTGAAAAGAATTGAAGGTTATTTTGAGAGTTCGTTCGCGCACTTGATTCCGAAGGGGAACCATCCTTGGTCGTCATGTCCAGCTGGAATGCCTTCGCTGTAGTAGGTGCCGTCTGTGGTGCTTAGGTTGTACCACACAATGTTCGTAGAATTTAACTTCTTGTTGCAGCATGTGCAACGATTCACGTCTTGCCTGTTCATGTCTTGTTAATCGATTTGAAATTCCAATGAGATATATTCCTCGATTGCTGCACGCTCCTCGTCAGATAGGGACACTTCGTGCAATTGTTTGCCTGTTGCATTGTCGATGACAAAGGCATCTTCAAATAGCACTTCTTCTGAATCCCACTGGTCATGCCATCGCACAGGATTCCGCTGCCATGCATGGTGATGGCGTTCATGAGCATCGGGAGGGAGAAGTTCTCCGAGAATTTTTCTGCTGTGGTCTTCATGGTTGAAAAGAATTGAAGGTGATTAGAATCCTGAGAGCATGTCCTCCATGCGCATGTCATGTGCATCGGCCAAGAACTGCCTGTAGGCATTTGAATCCAAGCAGTACACATTCCTCGACAGGGGATAGTACAGCATGTCCTGTCCTTTGCGAATCGGCTTGTTCGTTTCCATGCAGAGGGAATTGAACTTTGCCTTGATGACCATTGGGTCTTTGCTGAATCGTGCCATTGTGGTGGTGGTTTGATATGATAACGCTGTGGGTTGTTCTGTTATTGTGCAGACTCCCATTGAATGGTGATATTTTTTGTGGGCATGTATGGGTAGTTTCCTCCTCGCTCAGACATCTCCACCATCTCCATCAGTTCGCTGCCGCTGCGAAGGTGCAGGTAGCCACATGAATGGCGGACAAAGGATGCTGCTGCGCTGGCTGAATCGAAGGTGCCTACGATTCCTGCTGTGGTGCTGACGATGAATTTCATGGCGATGTCTTTTCTTGTTAACGGATGAGAGAGAGGGATTATTGCGTACAATGTTGCATGGGCGATATTTTTTTTGGTGGTGGTTTGGTGGGTCAGAGATAGATGGATGTCTTGTTCGCAAGGTCGTAGATAGCTGTTTGCTCATTCGCCTTGCCGAATGCGATGGCTGCATCGAGGTCGTCGAAATGCCTGCTGTAATCTCCGATTAAGGTATTGTTCTCAATCCAAGCACCTATGAATTCTGCATCCTCCACGCCATCAGCATTGTACAATGTTGCGTTCATCCACAACTTTTGGAATAGGTCAGCCGAACGCAATTCGACAAGTTGTCGGGGATGTTGGCGGAGCCAGTCCTTGTCTGTGGTCAGTTCCATGACCAATAAATCTTTGTCTTCATTCACTTTGTAGCTAACCATGTAGCCAACATTTGGTGGAAGTTCGAATCCTTGGATTCCATCTCTGTTGCGAATGACTTCGAGCGTGGCTCCACCTGTTTCAACTACTTGGGTTGCGAATGCTTCGCTGGCTTCATGTAACTTAATCATGGTTCCTGTGGGTTTACTGGGTTAACGGATTAGGGAGAGGGATTATTGCGTACAATGTTGCATGGGCGATATTTTTTTTTTGGTGGTGGTGGGGAGGAGCAGATTCCCCTCCCCTGTGCTGGTCAATCGGCCACCTTCACGAATCTTTCGTCGTCTTCCACGAAGGTCAATAACGCATCCATCGCATGGCGCATGGCTCGGAATGTCTTTGCATAAATCACACGCTCCTTGGTCAGAGTAACGAAAAAACCGCCATCTCTTCCTTCCGAAACGCTAATGTCGTACGTTCCATGCGTTGTGTCAAGGTTTCCAACCATGTACTCTACGCGAAAGCCGTCATCGATTAGCGGCTTGAGTGTGAGGGTGTTCTTCATCATGATTCCTGTGGGTTTGATAGGTTAACGTGTGGGTGAGAGGGATTATTGTGTGGGGGATGGTGGGCATGAGCGGATTCCCATGCCCGATGTTGTTATGTTCAAGCGTCTGCTGCTTGCAGCGTTTCCTCGTTCATGTTCAGCAACAATTCCATCGCCTTTCCAAGGTTGCTGCTGATGAATGTTCGCTGCCGCCCTTGACCAAACATTTCTGTCAATCCTGCATATACTTCTCCATTGCTGTAGAACCAAACCTCTACCTTGTGCATTCCTCGTGCTGTGGTGAGCATGCCTCGAATTGAGCCGCCTACTGGGGTGATTGTGAGAGTATTCATGATTCCTGTGGGTTTGATGGTTTAACGGGTGAGTTGGATGGATTATTGTGTAGCTGTTCAGTCTACGTACTCATTGGAGTACCACATGTCGAACGCTGCTCCGCTGTGTACGCATAGGTCAATCTCAACGATTCCGCGCTTGGACAGGTCCGCAAGGTTCCCTCGGATTGCTGTTGGGTCCATGCTGGTCTCCTTCGCAATGTCGAGGATGGTCGCGCCCATTCCGCCTTCGCGCTCTTGGATGGCGAGAATCGCAGCAGCTACTGCTGCGCTCGCTGGGGTGAGGTTCTCTTTGTTCATGGCTCCTGTGTGTGTGTGGGTGTGTGTGGTGGGTCGGTTCGTCCTCCCCTTCTGGGTACATGACGCAGATGCATGTCCCGTTCGTATGTGCCCCATGAAAGTTTTTTTCAACTGACTGAAAGCCAGTAGGTTGAGAAGTGGATTTTAACGTCTGTTAACAGAGTTGCTCGCTGTGAGCAGGCCCAGCAGCCCGCTGTGGGAGCCCCAGACCTACCTTGGCAGAGTAGGCACCACGCGACATGCGTACGCGTCATGCACGCGCATCACGCACGCGTAACGCGCACGCAACGCACACGTCATGCGCACATGCACGCGGGAGGCCCTGGACGAGGGTGAGACATGGGGAAGAGGGACAAAGCCATGCCTGCCTTCGGTCTGCCCTTGCTTCCTGTTGCTATTTCCATTGCCAGCAACAATGCTAATGGTAATACGTATGTGTTAGCATTTGCTAACGCACCAGACGCAATGCAAAAGCTAAAACAATGCGGCTCGCGCGTACACACGCGTACCCACGGGGTCGCGCAGGCGCGTTTCGGGTGCGTAGCGCGTACGTGCGTATATATATACAATCCCCAGGGTCTCTACAACTCACCCCTTTTTTGCCCCATAGCATACGTCGAAGTTTTTTTGCCGTGTATAATTATACGCCCCTTGGTTACAGCTGTACAAAAGAGGCAGTTTGATGGGCAACCCCTGTATTCTGGTGTTAACGACTGTTAACTGAACAAACCAAATCGCCTATACAACTGATTTACAGTCCAAAAAAATACTTGACTTTTACAGGAAAAAGCTGTAACTTCGCTACGCCTCTCAGGCAATGAAGCTTCGGTACGCTTTGGGGGGCGCTTGAGGGCCCCCTCTGGCGTCCCTACAATGAGTGGAAGTAGACGAGTCGCAGAGAAGCTGTAGAGAGGGTAGCTGTGTCTTCTTCTGAACCTGTATATATACAAGAAAAACAGTTAAGGGATAGTAGTTTATATTTGCGTCATGAAGTGTAAGAAGAAGTACAAGGACGGAGGCAAGGCACCCAACCCAACTCAAAAGTCGCAGGTAACTGCTTTGTTGGAGAAGTTGAACTTGGATGCAAGACCTGTCGTAAGACCCAATAATCTTACTAAGGAGAACCAGCGTAAGAAGGATATTCTTGAGGCGTTGAGATATGAGAGTATGCTGCGTAACTCCAAGAACCAGCGTGTACGTTCAATCTACCGTTCACCCAACGACATGACGATTGAAGGGCTATGATTATAAAGAAAGGCAACACGTGGCAGGTACGTAGCAGCAAAGGGAAGCTGTTGGGGACTCACCCGTCCAAGGAGAGGGCTCAGAAGCAGCTCATCGCCATTGAAATATCCAAAGCAAACAGAAACAAGTAATGGCAGTCTTAACTACAACGATAACCGAAGAGGTGTACCTCAACGGTTCCAACAGAGGGTCTACGAATACAGTTTCTGTGACTGGGGTAAACGACGTCATGCACAGGATTGTAGAGGTCACCTCAAATATTGTAGGGTACACGGAACTGATTTCATTTGACACCTACCCTGGTGGGTCTGTATTTAATCCCAACGACCTCAGATACCTTCGGGTGACGAACGTAGACAAGGCCACTACCCCTACGTCAATCAACCTCAAGGTACAGACAGCAAACAATGAGCATATCGTAGTGCTTGATGCCAACGAGTCGTACGTACTGTTTAACGATAACATCTACGCAGGGACTGGGGTTGACCAGGCATTTACCCTAGCAGACATCAAGACGGTGAAGGCTGCTGGTGCATCCGCAGCTAACTGCCCTGTAGAAATATTTGTAGCCTCTGTCTGATGAAGATTAAAAAGTTCCAAGAGGGCGGTGTCCCTAAAGTGACTCGTAGAGAGCGCAAAGAGAAGCTGTCTGCACAAGATGCAGCTGCACGAGAGTTTATGATGCAGTTCATGAACTCCCCTATGTACAAGGAGATGCTCACCCAGAGCGCAGAGCAAGGGGGGCAGGACCCTCAGATGTTTATGGATGCACGCAGACAGGCCCTGGAGAACCTCCCACCCACTCGCTCTATGCTTGGGGAGAGAAAAACCAGGATAGGCCAGTACGACCCGAACGTCCATAGGATTTCTACCTACGGGGATGTAACCCCAGAGGTCAACGTGCACGAGCTTTCACACGCTACGGACCTTATGTACGATAGAAACGGGGATGTGGGCCTCCCCACTGTAGACGAGGTACTGCTTTCTTCTATGGCTAACCCCATCTACGCCCCATTTAAGCGTAGCTATATGGAGGGGTCTCAGGAGGCTATGCCCTCCCCAGACGAGTTCCTCTCTGCTATAAAGGATACCCCACAGTTTTCTCAGATAGTAGACGTGTTTGTCCCTAAAGGAGTAAACCCAGAGGAGTACTTCGCTACAGAGGAAGGCAAGAACAGCCTCAGCCGCATCTACGAGCTGATAGGAACTGCCGCTATGCCGATAGAAACCAGGGCTAGACTCAACGCTATGAGGTTTATGGGCAAGGAGGCAGGCATATACGACCCCAACACAGAAAGGCTCAGCAGAGAGAAACTCGATGAGATACTCAACCTCTACGAGAAAGACCCCGTCAAGTACCAACAGATTCGTCAGATGAGGACTATGTACACCCCTCAGCAGATTATGGAGATGATGAACAGGGTGACGTACTCCCCAGAAGACCGCCAATCAAATTATGCTTAAATTTGTGAACCATGAACGCTATTAAGAAATATATGGATGGGGGTGCTGGCCCAAAAAGAAAGAAGAAAGGAGCTATCCCAGCTGCTTCTGGTATCGACTTTACGTCTGGATTTGCTTCTGAAGGCCCCGCTCCTCAAACCTGTAGAGATTCTGGAACCTGTACAGGGGCTGCCGCTGGTGGTTCAGGGATAACGGTTAACAGAGGAAGCAGCGGAAATAGCCGTTCTACCCAAAAGGCTGGCACGCTTAGCAATAAGAAGCAGCTCGGAAGAGGAAGAGTTGTTACCCCGAAAGAGATGGAGCGTAACGAAAGAAGACAAGAGCGCAGAAGCATGACCTTCGGAGAGAGAGTGATGAAGAACGCCCAAGAGAAGAAGAACAAGAAGGCAGCAGAAGCCGCAGCTAAACAACAGCGTTACGCAGGACCTAGATTCCTATGAAAGCTATAAAGAATAAGCCCACTACGCAGCAGCCAGCAAAGCCGAAGTACAACGAGGCAGAGCTGCTCCTGTTCGCATCCTCGCAGCGCAACCGCAAGCCTAGCGAGTACGGGGCTATGGTTAAGGGCACGCTGAACAACAACAAGCTGTTGGTGTCTGACTACGAAGCATACCTGGCCAAGAAGAAGTAAGATGAACCTCAGCAAGAACCTGACGCTTGCCGAGGCGACGAAGTCGCAGGTGGCCACCCGCAGGGGGATAGACAATACCCCCAACGCGGAGCAAATACGCAACCTTCAACTCGTCGCTAAACATGTATTTCAGCCCCTACGAGAACACTTTGATGTTCCAATCGGAATCACGTCAGGGTTCCGCTCAAGACAACTCAACACAGCCATCAAAGGAGCCAAGAACTCCGAGCATACTCTCGGTCGTGCGCTCGACCTTGATGCAGATGTTTATGGTGGCGTCACAAACAAGGAGATTTTTGAGTTCATCAAGAACCACCTCGACTTCAACCAACTGATTTGGGAGTTCGGGGACGACAAAAATCCCGACTGGGTGCACGTCTCGTACAGCGAGAAGGGGAATAAGAAGCAGGTGCTGCGTGCAAATAGAGTCCCTGGGTCCTCTAGGACCACCTACTCTACGTTCTGAAGCTCCTTGTACAGCTTGTCTACGATATTCCTGGCTTTCTGAGTCAGCGTGAAGCGTACCTTGTATGCATTCCATCCCTCCTCGCGGAACATAGCGTCCTCGAATGTCTTGTGCGCCCTGTATCTGTCAAAGTAGTGGAAAAGAAGTTCCTTCTGCTGTAGCTGCACGATACACCTGTTGTAGAAGTTGTTCTCGCGTATCTTCATCTGCTTGGCAGCGTACCTCCACGTAAAGAACTCCATGTCGTACGCCCACAACAAGGTGTCTATATGTAGTGGGTCCAGGTCGTACTGCTTCATAAACTTTAAACGTACATTCCTGAAGTTCTTCAAGATGCTTTTCCTGCGAGTATCTATATCTTTATGGAGGAACTCACGGAATACATATTGATTTTTTACTTTTGTACCCATGAAAAGCAGAGTTGAGCGAGACATAAAGTTAGATATGTTCATGACTAAAGCCAAAACCCTGCTATCTGAGATAGACGACTTGGCCGACAGCCTGGACATCAGAGAAGACGTCATCCTCATCAACATCGTATCCGTGATACGCGACTACGACCCAGATGACATGGCAAATATAGAAGCCATGTACCTGTTCAATGTAGCCGATGCTCAAGAGATGTACGACATGATGACTCAGGCTGTGGAGATGTACGAAGTAGAACACGGGAAAGAAATTCAAAAAAATCGGCTGTCTGCGACAGACCACCTCTTCAAAGACGGCTTTATATCACCAAATTAAATGGAGGGACTTATCAGAAAAATTATCATCGGCAAAGAGCCGAAGACTAACGCCATGGCATACTACATCGGTATGCCTGTAGGGAAGGACAAAGAAAATGTAGTCAGCGCAATCGTGTATGACGATACCACATTTGCTCGTCACAGCAAATCCAGGTATTACATATATTTGCAGGAACCATCGGGGTGTCAAGTGCTGTGGAAAACCATAGACGACATGCCATGTGCAGTTGAATACGATTTGAACTTCTAATGGAGACTAAAAAAAGTAAAGGCCTAGGCGACACCATCGCCAAGGTCACGAAGGCCACTGGGATAGAGGCCGTCGTAAAGAAGGTGGCAGGCGAGGACTGCGGGTGCAAACAGCGCCAGGAGAAACTCAACATCATGTTCCCATATAAGAAGAACTGATGCAGTCTTTACGGGAGTTTATTGTTTACCTGCCGAAGCTGGTGAACGATACCATGACGCTATCTGGTGGGCTTGAGTTGTATGTAGACACCAAGTTCAACGAGTTTGAACACAGGGTAAACGAAGGAGAGGTAATCAGCGTTCCCCATAAATTTAAGACAGATGTAAAGCCTGGGGACACTTTGTATTTTCACCATTTAGTGGTCATCAATGACGGCCAAGAGCTAACAGGTGTAAAACACCATTATTTGGTTAAGTTTGACCCTAAGCTGGCTGTAAACAACCAGGCTATAGGATACAAGAGCAAAGAGACTGGGGTGTTTCATCCGCTTAACGGGTGGTCGGTTCTTGCTCCTCACGAAGAACCAAAGCAGAAGAAGTCTGAAATCATAGATGTAGTAGAGTTTGAAGAGCCTCCAGTAACCAAAGGGGTGGTAGCGTTTGATTCTGATGAGCTTGCGGCTATAAACGTAAAGAAGGGTGACGTGGTGGGGTTCAAGAAGAATCACGACTACAGGTTTAAAATCGACGGATTGGAATACTACAGAACTCGCGTAGAAGACCTTATGTATGTCCAGACAGAAGAAGTTTGACGCAGAGGACGCCATCGACAGGCTTATGAATAGCATGTCCGAGGCAATCAACAATATGATTGAAGAGGTGCGTAGGCCTATCGACCCAGAGGCGTCTGGAGCTGGAAGGAAAGCAGAACTTCAGTCGGTGAAGCAGACAGCCGTAGACTGCCAGGACCTTATCAAGAAATACCAAGAACTGGCAGACATGAAGAAGGAGTTAGCGTCTTCTGGAGAAATCAAAGAGGATAAAGATTTCAAGGCAGGGTTTGCAGAACGGTTTAGCAAATGAAGACTATTGTGTTTCACTCTAACCAGTTAAGCGTTAGCGGAACCGAGGTAGCTCTGTACGACTACGCAGAAGCAAATGAGGTTGTCTTAGGAAATAAATCATACATAGCTTCAAGAAAAAACTCAGACCTTTTCGCTTTAAAGAAGTTTGAAGATAGGTTCGAGGTGTTTTTATATGAAACAATAGACGAGTTAGAAAATTTTTGTTCTAGCGTAGGCGCCTATGGCATTTATTACCTTCGTTCCGGGGAGACGGAGTTTATTCTAAAAAGCGTAAAAAACTTTGTTCATGTTGTTTTTAACATAAACGAGCCACACGGAGACAAATACATATACGTCTCTAAATGGCTGGCAAAAGTAAACAACAAGCCAGATGATTATATACCTCATATAGTCACGCTCCCAGATGTAAGCGGAGACCTAAGGGAAGAATTGAATATACCTAAAGACGCCTTTGTCTGGGGCAGACATGGGTCAAATACTCAGTTTAATGTCTGCTTTACCACGGTTGAAGTCTACAATTTTGCAGTTGAAAATCCAAACACCTACTTCTTGTTTATGAACACGGGTAAGTTCTGTCCAGACCTACCAAACATTATACACTTATCCCCTAACTATGACCTAAAGTACAAGGTGAAGTTTATAAACACATGCGACGCAATGATTCATGGAAGAGTTATGGGAGAGTCTTTTGGGTTAGCTATAAGCGAGTTTTTGTTTATGGATAAGCCAGTGGTAGCTTGGACTGGAGGGCATGACGAGAACCACAGGGTGATGATGGAGCACACAGGTCTTATGTATTCGAATAAAGAAGATTTAAAGCGGCTGTTATCTAAGAAAAATTTTGAATATGAACCAGGATATTTTAAAAAAATAGTCGAAGAGTTTTCTCCAGCCAATGTAATGCGTAGATTTGATGAAAAGTTTCTAAACTGAATTAAATGGAACTGTGTCTGAACATGATTGTAAAGGACGAAGAGTCCTGCATAGAGCAATGCATAAAAAGTGTTGCTCCTTTTATTTCGTACTATGTCATCGTAGATACAGGGTCTAAAGACAATACGATACAAAAAATCAAGGAGGTAACTGAGGAACTAGGAATACCTGGAGAAATACACGAAAGACCCTGGGTTGATTTCGCACACAACAGGACAGAAGCTCTGAGATTAGCTTTAGGAAAGTGTGACTACAGATTTATGATGGATGCGGACGACTTGTTTATTCCAGACGAAGGCGTAAACCCTTTTGAAGGAATTGACAAGACAAAATCGTCTCACGGTATACTACTGAAATTTGGTGGCCTTGAGTACACTAGAAATTTTTTGTTTAAGTCAGATGATGACTGGGTGTTTAAAGGCGTGCTTCACGAATACCCGCATATTGACGATGAGGACGCCAACTCCCGTAGAGGATTTGTCATTCCTAAGTGCTATATAAAGGCAGATATATCTCCGCTAAAACGAGCAAACTCTCTTATAGAGAAGTATGCAAACGATGCTAAAATATTAGAGAAGGCCTTTAAAAAAGAACCAGACAACACCAGGTATGCTTTCTACCTTGCTCAGTCTTACAGGGATTCTCAGCAAAAAGAAAAGGCAATAAAGGCTTACAGAAAAAGAGCCAGCATGAAGGGGTGGGATGAAGAGGTATATATGTCTCTTCTTCAAGTAGCCATATTGCTTGAAGAGACCAAAAGACCCATCAAAGAAGTCATAGAGGCCTATAGTTTAGCGTGGGAATACAGACCACACAGACTTGAGGCGGTATACTATTTGATGAGACTTCTTCGTTTGAGCAACAGATATGTGCTTTCATTTACATATGGCAATATGGCGGCTCAGAATTACAGAGATGTAGACGTACTGTTTGTTAGCGCTCCAATAAAAAACTGGATGTTTTTAGATGAGTACTGCATGGCCGCGTACTACGTTGGACAGCCACAGTTAGCTTACGAAAATGCAAAGAACTTCATAGAGTCAGATAAATTCAAAGAAGTTCCAGAAGAAGAACAAGCCAGGCTGTTAAAGAATTTCTCTTACTACGAAAGCAAAGTAAATGAAACGAAAGAAAAAAATAGTTGATTGTTTTACGTTCTACAACGAATACAACATGCTTAAGTTCAGGCTAACTGAACTTTACGACACAGTAGACCACTTTGTAATAGTAGAAGCTGACAAGACTCATGCTGGCGCTAACAAAGAGATGAATTTATTGAAGGTAGAGGAGGATATAAAGCAGTTTCTTGATAAGGTTATATACATTCAAGTCACTGATATGCCTGTTGGTGATGATGCATGGGACAGGGAAAGACATCAACGCAACTGTATATCTAGGGGTCTTGATGTTCTTGACCTTCAGGGTGACGATGTGATTACCATAACTGACTGCGACGAAATCCCAGACCCAGGTGTCTTGAAGGAGTCTACCGATTTAGTTATACTTCAGCCCATCACGCTGCGTCAGGATATGTACTATTATAATCTAAACACTAGGCTTAAAAGCAAGTGGTATCATCCTAAACTAGCGACATATGAACTTGTGAAAACATATAGAGGAACTGAAAACATAAGGATGTCTTACACCACGCATATGATTGAAAACGGAGGGTGGCATTTCTCTTATTTTGGAGACATAAAGATGATTCAGAACAAGCTGATGCATTTTGCTCATCAAGAGTTTAATACAGACGAGTTTACTAGCGAGGATAATATTAAAGACGCTATAGCAAATCACAGAGATTTATTTAAACGCGACGGAATTGATTACGAGTTTGTAGACATAAAAGACAACTCGTACCTTCCTAAAAACTATAAAATGCTTTTGTAATGTATAGCGTTATTATCCCAACCATCTGGAAAAATCTCCGAATCATAGAACTCATTGAGCAGTACAATGACTGCCCACTGGTCAGCGAGATTCTTCTGATAGACAACATGCCTGAGAAGAAGGTGGAGATGCCTTACTACGAGAAAGTAAATGTCATCCACAGCGGAGAAAATCTATACGTAAATCCTTCGTGGAATCTTGGGGTAGAGCATGCTGAGAACGAAGACATCATCATCTCAAACGACGACATATCGTTCGATGTCAACGCTACACTTGATTTCATGAAAGACCAGGAGTACGGGTGTGCTGGAGTACATCCTATCTCTATAAACGCAGAAGACGAACACCCGCTAGAGATTTATGACGGAGACTATATAGGTCATGGCTGGGGCGTGCTCTTGTTTGTAAAGAAGTCTAAATACCAACCAATTCCATCTGAGCTTAAGATTTGGTTCGGAGACAACTACATAGCCAATACGTGCTTCCCGAACAAAAGCGTTTTGATGAATCTCTACACGGAGATGTCTTCTTCATCTAGCAGCAAAGAGTTCCTGAGTATTATCAGAAACGATATTTTGGAGTATAGGGCTAAATTTGCTGTGTGAGAGTTAAGAAGAAAAGAGACTACAAGAAAGAGTACGAGAAGTACGGGAAGACGGAGGCAGCGAAGAAGTATCGCGCTGAACTCAACCAGTACAACAGAGAAAACGGAACTTATGGGAACGGTGACAAAAAAGACGCCGCCCATGATTCGAATGGGAAGATAAGTGGTTACATTAGCGCCTCGAAAAACAGAGCCCACAATCGCCCAGCAAAACGAAACAGCAAATAAGCTCCCTTAGCTCAGTTGGTTAGAGCGCGACGCTTATACCGTCTAGGTCGCTGGTTCAAGTCCAGCAGGGAGTACAACGGAAACCCTTAAACATGTTAGACACCCTTACAACTATGGTTGATTCACTGCCAGCGGTAGTGGACACCCTCGCAGCAGTTGCAGATACTGCAACGGTTGCTGTAGAAGCACCGAACGAAGCGGTCGCTGAAACCAGCTGGGTCACACTTGGGAACCTCATGGAGATTCTCGTGGCGCTGATGGTGCTGGTAAAAGTTATCGTGAACCTCACGCCGACAGAACGTGACAACAAAGTCTTCGGACTGGTTGACTCTATCCTGAACGCTGTAGTTCCCGATAGAAGAAAGGCGTAAGCCCTTTAGGTCAGGTAGCTCAACTGGTAGAGTGTTTGGTTTTTACCGAGCGGCTGCGGGTTCGAATCCCGCCCTGACTGCAATCGCACCCGTAGCTCAGCAGGATAGAGCAACTGCCTTCTAAGCAGTCGGTCACAGGTTCGAATCCTGTCGGGTGTACAATTCAATTCAAATGAAGGTTAAACTGCTTAACATCACCCCTGATGCTGAAAGGCATATCGTCGAAGTTGCACGTGTTTCTAGCTCTCGCGAGAATAAGAAGGAGAATTATGAGTCGCTCATAAAGTATCTCATCATGCATAAGCACTGGTCTCCGTTCGAGCACTCTTACATGACGTTCGAGATAGAGACCAGCAAGGCGATTGCCATCCAGCTTCTTAGGCATAGAAGTTTTACGTTCCAAGAGTTTAGCCAGAGATACCAGGACGTGAATATGCTCGGCAACCTGTTCGAGCCAGTGGAACTTCGCTACCAGGCCTCAAATAACAGGCAATCATCTACAGAGCCAGTAGACAGCATCGTTTTAAACAACAAGGTGCAGATGGTGCTGGCTGCATGTGAGCAACTCTACAACAACCTTATTGAATGCGGTGTGTCTAGAGAGACAGCCAGGATGGTTCTCCCTATGGCTACAAAGACCAAGCTGCATATGACTGGTAGCGTGCGTTCTTGGATTCACTTCTTAGACATTCGTGACGACGGTCACGCTCAGTTGGAGATTCAGTTTGTTGCAAAGGCGATTAAGTCTATATTTGCAGAGCAACTGCCTTCAATAGGCCGTGCGCTTAAATTCACTTAACTTCATAAAATGAAGAACGTCATTCTTTTTGCTGGCCTTGTAGCCGTGTTTGCTTCTTGTTCACCTGCTAGCCAAATCGCTCGTAACAAGCGTTACTACAAGCGTAAGGAACTTAACGCCAGCGGACCCCTGTTCCCAGGAACCCGTCCCTGCTGCGTCAGCTGCGCCCAGGTTAGTTTCTAATGTCCTCTTTAGTAGACATTGAGGGCTACAAAGAGAAAGGAATTAAGATAGACCCCAACGGAAGCCACGGAGAAGTCATAGAGCTTCACGGGCTTCTTGTTGTTTTACCCAAGCGCCCTCCAAAGAATCAGATACTGTTCCACGACCTGCCTAAAAAAGAGCAGAGGTGGTCCAGGATTTCTGTTCCTCATGAGCTACTCAAGGTAAAGTCTATGGATGAGTGGATGGAGAAGCCCCCAGAATTTAGGGCTAAGTTCTCCCCATATATCGAGCAGGAGTTTAACAGAAGAAGGAATGGGGTGTGGTTTTATAACAACGGAGAGCCCACATACATCACTGGGAGGCACTACATGTTCTTGCAGTGGAGTAAGATAGACATCGGCTATCCGTCATATCTCAAGTTTCAACGTGAAATATTTCTTCATCTGGCTGCTTGTGAGGCTGATAGCCGTTGTGTGGGTCAGCTTTACACTAAGTGTAGACGCTCTGGTTACACTAATGTCTGCACTTCTATCCTTGTGGACGAGGCTACGCAGGTTAAAGACAAACTTCTTGGCATACAGTCGAAGACTGGTAAAGACGCACAGGAAAACATCTTCATGAAGAAGGTGGTTCAGATATTCCAGTCTTACCCGTTTTTCTTCAAGCCTATCCAGGATGGTACCACCAATCCGCGTATGGAGTTGGCGTTTAGAGAACCGTCCAAGAGAATCACCAAGAACAACAAGACGTCGTACACAGGTGATGCGCTTAACACCATAATCAACTGGAAGAACACCACCAACAACGCATACGACGGTGAGAAGCTGCATATGCTGTACCTCGATGAAGCTGGTAAGTGGGAGAATCCATCGGACATCAGAGAGGCGTGGAGGATTCAAAGAACCTGCCTTATCGTAGGTAAGAACATCGTAGGAAAGGCTTTGGTTGGGAGTACGGTGAATCCTATGAAGAATGGAGGAGAGCATTACAAAAAGCTGTGGGAGGACAGCAACCCATACGAGCGTAATGCCAACGGAAGAACCAAGAGCGGACTGTACAAGATATTCATCCCTGCCTACGAAGCCCTTGAGGGGTTCTTTGATGTATATGGTAATCCTATCGTAGAAACACCAGAAAGCGAGGTGGAATCTATGGACGGAGGATACATTAAGTCAGGAGCAAAAGACTACTTGCGAAACGAAAGGGACAGCCTCAAGCACGATTCATCAGAGATGAATGAGGTTATTAGACAGTTCCCATTTACTGAGGACGAGGCGTTTAGGGACAGCGTGTCTGGCAGCATCTTTAACGTAGGGAAGATTTACGAGCAGATAGACCACAACCAAGACCTGTTCCCAAACCCAGTTGTACGAGGAAACTTTATATGGGAGGAGAAGGACAAGAAGGTAATTTTTTCCCCAGATGTAAACGGAAGGTTCCATGTATGCTGGATGCCTCCTGCGGAAGAACGGTGTGTGATGCAAGAACACAGGGGGCAGCGCGTTGCCCCATTCGCTGACTATGGATGCGGCGGGGTTGACTCCTATGACATCGACGCCACGGTGGATGGAAGGGGCTCTAAAGGTGCCCTGCACATGTACAACAAGTTTTCCATGAACAGGCCTCCTAACATGTTTGTGGTGGAGTATGCCTCTCGTCCAGACATGGCGAAGATTTTTTATGAAGACGTATTGATGTGTGCTTTCTTCTATGGCTACCCACTTCTCATAGAGAACAATAAATACGGTATCGTACGTTACTTTGAGCAGAGGGGGTATGACGGCTATATCATGGAAAGGCCAGAGCACCTCAAGGTGGCTGGGGCCCCCACCAGCTCTAAGACAAAAGGCGTTCCATCAAACTCTCAGGACATCCTACACGCTCACGCCCAGGCCATAGAAAGTTTTGTACACAATCACGTAGGGGTCAACTACGATACAGGAGAGATGGGCAAGATGTATTTTGATAGAACGATGGAAGATTGGATAGGATTTAAGATTCACGACCGTACTAAATATGATTTGTCTATCAGTTCTGGCCTTGCTCTTTTGGCTGCGCAAAAGGCTAAAGAAAAGCGAGTTGTGACATTTGAAGACAAGAAGTTTTTTAGGACGTACAAGGCCATCGGCTGATTTTGTTATATTTGCATGATGCTTTTTAGTATCTAGGCAATAATGTATAACAAGGACAATAGAAACACAGGTGGATTTCCTGACCCGCTAGCGGAAACCGCGATTAAAGAGGGTAAGGAGTACGGCCTGAAATACGCAAAAGCTATTGAGTCTCAGTGGGGTAGCCTAAACAGTAACGACTCTTTGTTTAGCAGACGTAATTCTACGTTTGAGAAGTCTAGGAACTACGCCAACGGGACACAGGATACCTCTATCTATAAGCAGCTTCTGCATACACTTGACCCGAATAACAATGACGGAAGCCTTCTGAACATAGACTACACCCCAGTCCCTGTTCTTCCGAAGTTCGTCCGTGTTGTAGTAAATAAGATTCTCTCTAGAGACCCATACCCAAACCTCGAAGCCATCGACCCGCTTTCGTCTTCAGAGAAGAACGACAAGAAGCGCAGAATTGAGATGCAGGTAGAGGCTAGAGAGCAACTCCTGGCTCTTAAGCAGCAAACGGGACTTGTGCTCGACATCGACCCAGAACAGCTTCCAGAGACTCTCGAAGAGGCTGAAATCTTTATGGGGACTAATACCAAGACGGACGCAGAGATTGCCGCCCAGATTGGCACGAGCATGACGCTTTCGTGGAACAATTTCAACGACGGTGTTTATAGACGATGCGTCAACGACCTGGCTGCTTTGGGGATGGCTGTGGTAAAGCGCAGGAACGACCCCAACTCTGGCATAGTCACTGAGTACGTAGACCCCGCTAGATTTGTGCATAGCTATACGGAGGACCCGAACTTTGACGACATCGTATACGCTGGAAGCATTAAGCGCATCAGCCTTAACGAACTCCGCCGCCTTGCAAACGGAGAGTTTGACGAGGAGACGATGAAGAAGATTGCCACGAAGGTCAAGAACAAAGCAGGGAATGACCCTTCTGCAATCGACAAGTACAAGTACGACGACAAGCTCAAGAAGAACGTGTACGGATATGACGAGTACATGGTTGACATCATGGACTTTGAGTTTATCTCTGTAGATAAGATTTACTTCGAAGAGAAAGAGAACAGATACGGGAACAAGAACTTCTTTTACAAAGGGTTTGAGTATGAGGAGCGTCCTGGGAGCGTATACGAAAGAGTCCCACATATGATGACTATCTCCACAGTATATGGTGGAAGCTATGTGATGGACTGCGACAACTATATGTTTGGCTATGGTCGCGTAAAAAACATACCGAAGAACGTACACGACATCACCAAGGCTCGTATGTCTTATTCTGTAGTTGCCACCAACTTCATGAATATGATGCCTAAGAGCATGGTGGACAGCTGTATCGGGTTTGCTGATATGTTGCAGCTTACCCACCTGAAGATTCAGCAAGCCATCGCAAAGGCAAAGCCAGACGGACTCATCATCGACATCGAAGGGCTGGAGAATGTACAGCTTGGAAAAGGTGGGGAGTTGCAGCCTCTTGAACTTCATGACATCTACGAACAGACGGGCGTCTTCTACTACAGAAGCAAGAATCCAGAGGGGGGTCTCAGGATGATTCGCGATGTGACTGGAATCAACGAGGTGATGGATGCATCAACTCCGAAAGGCGATGCGCTGGTCGGCGTAAGAGAACAGGCTATCGCCGCTTCAAACAACGCTACCTACGACATCACGAACGCCTCTATGATTCTGTTCAAAAAAGTGTGCGAAGACATCGTGAAGTGCATCCAGATTCTCCCTCAGGACTGCGTCTTGTACAGAATCTACGAGAACGCTATCGGGAAGACTAATATGGGGGTGCTTTCATCCTTTAGCAGCCTTCCTATGTATAACTTTGGGGTGCAGGTGGTGAAGGATATGGAGGACCAAGAGAAGGCCTACCTGGAGCAAAACATCCAGATGTCCTTGCAGCAGAAAGAGCTTGACATAGAGGACGCCATTGCCATCCGAAATATGAAGGATGTGAATCAAGCTGAGAGGCTGTTGGTTGCCCGCAGGAAGAAGCGTATGAAGCGTATGCAGGAGCAGGCTATGCAGAACTCGCAGATGCAGGCCCAGATTCAGCAGCAGTCTGCTCAGGCTACGTCTCAAGCTAAGATGCAGGAGATGCAAGCCCAAGCGCAGATTGAAGCTCAGAAGATGCAGCTTCAGGCTCAGCTAGAGATGCAGATGGAGGAGATGAGGCACGGCTACAGGATGCAGGTAGAGATGCTCAAGGCTCAGGCTATGCTTGGCTTTAAGACTGACGAAAAGGACTTCAAGGAAAAGCTAGAGGTGTTTAAGGAAGACAGGAAGGACATGAGGGTTACCAAGCAGGCAAACGAGCAGGCCAGACTTATAGAACAAAGAAAACAAGCGGGCATAATCTGATGGCTAACAAGATTTCACTAGATACCGCAGACAAACTTGACATCGTCTGCAAAAGAGGGGACACCTTCTTGCTTAACCTTCGCCTGAAGGATTCAGAAGGAGTGGCCATAGAACTGACTTCGCTTAACTATTCATTCCTCATGCAGGTGAGGGAGCCTAGCTTTGTTGACCCCCTGTCTACCACTGGAGAGGTGGTAAAAGGAAAGGTCATCCTCAGCACACCAGACGCTAAAGAGACTAAGATTATAGAAGAAGGCTCTGCCCCAGAGACGAACCTTTCGTTCGAGCCAATCGTGGTTGACAATTTAGGCAACATCACCATAACTGCTTTGAATACAGTGATGAAGCAAATCAACCCAGGCAGATATGTATACGACATTCAGTCTGTTGCTTCTGGCGTGTACAAGACTATTATCCGTGGTTCGTTTGTAGTGAACGATGACATAACCCAGGTCTAATGGCTACAACGATTATAGAGGGAAGCAACATTATTGTTGAAGTCAAAGTTCCTTCTGTAAGAGGGGACCAGGGCATTCCTGGCCCTACGGGTCCTCAAGGAAACACTGGTGACACTGGTCCAGCTGGACCTACGGGAGCTACAGGAGCAGCGTCTACAGTACAAGGACCTACGGGAGCTACAGGCGCCACGGGAATTACTGGAACCAGCGTTACTGGACCTACAGGAGCTACTGGTAGCACAGGTGCAACGGGGCCTACTGGAACGGTAACGTCTTTGCGCTCAAGCAGTTACAACGGATTTTATGCTATAAAAGGTACTGCTACAAATGTTCTGTACGCTCCACCCGCTTTTGGTCCTGCCTATTCTGACTCGGTAACTGACCAAATAACATCTTCTATTAGTTACAATCACGCTGGAACACCACCAACGCCCAACTCGTCTACTTTTTCATCCTTAACATACAATGTAAAGGGTTCTCTTGTGGATGTTCCGCATAATGTATCTAAGATTGTTATGAGCACAAGGGGGCTTAATTGGGGTTCGGCCACTGTAACAAACCAGACGTTTTTTATGTCTCTATGGCATAGTGCAACTGCTGCGCCAGAAAACACTAATTCGTTAACGTATACATGTATAGGTGTGGCTGAAGCATTGTTAGACGCGTCATCTAGCATCATCTCTGCCAGAAACACCATATCGCTTACAGGTCTTGGTGTAACGGGTGGTTCTATGTGGTTTGGTTTTGGTTGGAAAACTACTGGTCCAACAGCGGCTGATTATAAGTTAAACTGGAACCTACATCTGTACGAGTAACATGGATAATCAGCAAATCATATACTGCTTAAACTCTAAGATAAATCACCTCAACGTGACCAAACTGCTTCTTGAAAATATGGGCATTACTGGTCTGTCTGGATATGATGATGCCATTGCTCAGTGTCAAGAAGAAATAAATCAACTCAGCTAAGATGATTGTAGAAGTAACTCAGCCAGAACAGCAGAACATTGAGATAACTCAGCCATCTCCGTCTATTGTAGACGTGATGATGCCAGCTGTAGCTGGTGCTGTTGGCGCTACTGGGGTTACTGGACCTACTGGAGCAACAGGCGCCACAGGAGCCGATTCGACAGTTACTGGCCCTACGGGTCCTATTGGGCCTACTGGACCCACTGGGGCGCAGGGTCATACTGGTGCAGATTCTACCGTACAAGGCCCTACTGGTGCTACAGGAGCACAAGGCGCGACTGGGGCTCAGGGTATTCAAGGTATTCAAGGCATACAGGGTATTACTGGTTCAACTGGAGCCACAGGAGATACTGGACCTCAAGGTTTGCAAGGGCCAACTGGTGCCACTGGAGCTGACTCTACG